CCTCTATTACAAGCAGAAGACGACACTCAACCACCAATTCGGAACATCCGCCATCATGCGCTTCACGGGAGAACCTGGAACGTATAAATTTAACACGATGTTCTCCGAAGCACTCATGAACCTGCAGTACGATCTCACCACCCCTTACATGTGCTCAGGAGATGACTCCCTCATCGTAGGCTTCGCAAAAACCAACGCCGACTGGGTCGCAAACAGTAGACTGTTCAAGATCGTCGCGAAGACCGAATTCATCAGCCAACCCATCTTCTGCGGTTTCATCTGCACCCAGTTTGGGATAATTCGAGAACCGATACACTTCGCCATGAAACTCGCCCTAGCCAAGGTTAACGATACACTCGACAACTGCATCCTCAACTACGCACTGGAGTACTCATACGGCCACAAACTTGGAGGTATTGTAGACGACATCTTGAACCCTGAACAACGGGAAGCACACGCATCCATGGGCCAGTTTCTCTACTCAACTTCCCCCGGTCGAGTCCGAGCCATGATGTCGACTAGCTGGCTCACTCCAAAGATGGTACTTAAGTATGGCGCCGCGAAGATGAGCGAACTCAAAGGAAAAACTCTAGATCTAGCCTACGCAGAGCTCAACGATTCCCTTTTGACATCAGGCTGTTAGTTATAGGCCAACACCGCAACACAGCTCACAATGAAATGCTCAGTCTGCGGAAAGTCTTTCTCCAGCATCCAGGCCCTCAACAACCACCTCAACAGCACCGGTCATAGACGAGGCGGTGGTCAACCAGCCAACACGAATCGAAGGAATCCGCCCCCCAGAACTCCCAGAACGAAGCCCGGAACCAGTTCCCCCACCAGGATAATTCCCCCGACCATGCACGAGGAGGTCGTCACCTACACCTTGCCGAGGACCGTTACCACGTCAACCGCGAGAGCGTTGCACCTGACTGGGCCGAAGCCCGCGAACAATTATGACGATACGAACATTCCAGAGGGCAACGTCATCCACAAGGTCGAGGTCGAGGTCATAGTTCCCATTACCGTGCCAGACGACAGCCGTGTTAAGTGGATCGCAACCCCCACTGCAGCACCCATAACAGACGTCGACGGCAAGCAAGCTGACATGCTGAACGCCAAGCTGCTCTTGCACGGGAACAAAACCGACAACAGGCGAGAGGTCCTAGTCACTGGGCCCTTCACTAGGGATGCGGTCACTCCCCGCCTCATCAGCTTCGCAACCCAGGTCGCCGGCACCCCACCTACCACGGGTGGTTGGATCACAGTTCGTTACGTGATCACCCACTCGGGAACTGCTTCAGGAGGCAGTGCTTTCCCAACAATCTAGTCGCATGAGACTGATTCCTCCGGGCCCCAAAGAGGGC